AAGAACGGAACCAAACGAACCCACGCTGAGTGGGCTGAAACAAATAATTTTACATGGTACAGTGAAGATACTTTACCTGACGACTGGAGAAACGATGAACTATAAATTTAATGAAGGACAATTAATACAAGAACTACAGGCTTACATTGATGGTACATATGGGGAGCATTACGCTTCTGATAAGTACCAAGCAACAGATGTTATCATTGACTCAGGTCATGGTGAAGGTTTTTGTATGGGTAATATTTTAAAGTATGCAAAACGGTATGGTAATAAAGAAGGAAAGAACAGGAAAGACTTGCTTAAAATATTACATTATGCTATAATAATGCTTGACATACACGATACAGAGAACGCATAATGGTAGATGATAAAGTAGGTATCAAGGAATATCTTGGTATAAAAATTAATTACAGTAATGAAAAATTATTAGATAAGTTTAGCCTTGACACTCTCAAGGATAGATACTTATGGAAAAAAATAAATAACAAAGGAGAATACGAGGTCAATGAAACACACGCACAAGAAGCCTTCGCAAGAGCCTCCGTCTTCGGAGCAACCTACAAAGGTCATACAGATTTTGAATTGGCTCAAAGACTTTATCACTACAGTTCCAATTGTTGGTTCATGTTTAGCACTCCTATACTTAGTAACGGGGGGACAAGTCGTGGGCTTCCTATTAGCTGTTTCCTTAATTATGTACCTGACAGTCGGGATGGTTTATCTGCTCATTATGATGAAAACATATGGCTCGCTAGTTCAGGTGGAGGTATTGGTGGATTTTGGGGAGATGTTAGGAGTAATGGTATTCCTACTACTCACGGCAGTCGTTCTACTGGTTCAATTCCTTTCATGCATGTCGTAGACTCTCAAATGTTAGGCTTTAATCAAGGTGATACAAGACGGGGCTCATATGCAGCTTATACTAATATATCTCATCCGGAAATTGAAGAGTTTATTAACATGCGTAAAGAGTCTGGTGGAGATATTAACCGTAAAAATCTTAATCTTCATAATGGTATAAACATTACCAATGAGTTTCTTAAAGCTGTTGAGGAAGATGCAGACTTTAGATTGATTGACCCCAAGACAAACGAACCAACAAAGATTGTTAACGCTAGAGATTTATGGTGGCAAATTATAAACGCTAGAGCAGAAACAGGTGAGCCTTACATGATTAATATAGATACATGTAACGAAGCACTACCCAAAGAACAGAAAGATTTAGGATTAGAAATCAAACAGAGCAACCTATGTTCTGAAATTACTTTACCTACTAACGAAGAACGAACAGCAGTGTGTTGTTTGTCTTCTGTAAACTTAGAATACTTTGATGAGTGGAGTGAGAACCCTGTGTTCATTGATGATTTAATAACCATGTTGGACAACGTGCTTCAACATTACATAGACAACGCAGTAGATACAGACAACTTAGGAGAGTACAATGCAAATTTTAAAAGGTTTCAAAAACATATTAAGTCAGACAAAACAAGTTTTGTTAAATCTGCTTACTCAGCTTATAGAGAAAGGTCGTTGGGTCTCGGTGCGATGGGCTTCCATTCGTATCTCCAATCACGCAACCTTCCTTTTGAAGGTATCTATGCTACGGGCTTCAATCACAAAGCATTTAAACACATTAAAAGACATTCGCTTAGAGCAACTGAACGACTTGCTGATGAACGTGGTGAGTCACCTGATGTCAGTGGTAGTGGTAGGCGTAATGCTCATCTACTCGCTGTTGCTCCTAATGCTCCTTCTAGCATCATATGTGGTGGTACGTCTCCTTCGATTGAGCCATATCGTGCTAACGTTTATACGCACAAAACTCTTTCAGGTTCGTTCCAAGTTAAAAACAGACACTTAGAAAAATTACTATCTAATAAAAAATTAAATAAAACTGAGTTAAAAAATATATGGAAAGACATTGCAGGACATGATGGTTCAGTACAACACTTAGATATTCTTTCAGATGAAGAAAAAGAAATTTTTAAAACTGCTAACGAAATTGACCAAATGTGGATAATAGAACATGCTTCACAACGACAAGATTATATATGTCAAGCACAATCAGTTAACCTTTTCTTTACTATACCCACAGCTACCGAGCCACAAGAAGTACACGATGAATATATGCAGTATGTTAATGATGTGCATTGGTATGGGATGAATAAACTAAAGTCTTTGTATTACTTTAGAACTAATGCTGCAAGAAATGCAGAAAATGTAAACACTAAAGTTCAGCGTATTAAATTAGATGATGCTGAATGTATTGCCTGTGAAGGCTAGGAAAAATTATGAGCTTATTAAAAAGAAGAACAGAATACAAACCCTTTGAATATCCTTGGATGTTTGACTACTACGTGTTACAAAATCAAATGCATTGGATGCCTGAGTCAGTCCCGCTACACACAGATGTAAAAGATTGGCAAGAAATGGACGCAAAAGAAAAGAACCTACTTACACAAATCTTTAGATTGTTTACTCAGTCAGATGTAGATGTAGGGGGTGGGTATGCTCATAGATATATTCCCTTGTTTGGACATAAACCAGAAGCTTTACAAATGATGTTTTCATTTGGCAATATGGAGTCTATTCATCAACACGCTTATAGTTTACTACTTGACACAGTAGGGATGCCAGAGAACGAATACAAAGCCTTTGCTGAGTATGAAGAGATGTCAGCCAAGCATGAGTATGTACATAACATCAAGACAACTAAGTCAGACAAGAAAAGTATTGCAAAAACTTTAGCAGTTTACTCAGCCTTTACAGAAGGACTACAACTCTTTAGCAGCTTTGCAATCTTGTTAAACTTTCCACGCTTTGGACGCATGAAAGGTATGGGACAGATAGTTACCTATTCTATTCGTGATGAGTCGCTACATGTTGAAGCCATGACTAAATTGTTTAGGGAGTTTATTCAAGAGAACCTTGATATATGGACTGATGATTTTAAGAAAGAAATATATGAAATCTGTAGACAGATGGTAGAACTAGAAGATAAGTTTTTAGACTTAGTGTTTGACATGGGAGACCTTGAAGGGCTTACCAAGAAAGATATGTATGCTTACAACAGATACATAGCTGATAGAAGATTACTCCAGCTTGGATTAAAAACTAACTATGACCAAAGAGAAAACCCTCTTGGTTGGTTGGATGAAGTCATGGGTGTTGAACATCAAAACTTCTTTGAAGGTCGTGCAACTTCTTACATGAAAGCAGGACTACGTGGTAGGCAAGATAAGATTACATTTGCAAGGATTGGTGATGAGAACTAAACGTACCGAAGCCAAGCTTATAGGCTATAGTTTATTTTTTGATTTGACAGGTAAACTTGTTACCGAAAGAACTAGCACAGATATAAAAGAACTTAAAAAGTTTTTTACACTTGAAGAATATAATACCCTAGCCACTGTAATCAGGGAGACTACAGCTAAGTTAGACAAAATTCACAATGAAGTTGAAGCTCATTTAAACGCTAGGATATTAAAAGATTAACCGGCTAAAGGATTTTTATTTTCTTCTTTAAATATTTTAATATCAGTCTTAACACTTTCAATATCAGCTTTCATCCCTGACATATCAGACCTGATAGCTTCGACTTTGTTAGACTGACCATCAAGTTTAATTAAAATAGTTTCATCAATAGTTTTATTTATATAAGATACAGAAGTTTCTAACGCTTCAATCCTGTTAATAACCTCATCAACTCCTTGCTCAGTTTCTTTAGCTTGTCTAGCTTTAGCTTCTAAGTTTTCAATTCTATTCACATAGGTTGCACCTGTGTACCCAAACCCAGCCAGTGTACCAACGATACCAGCCAGTGCAATAAACTGTGTTGTTTTGTTTTGTAACCAATCCATAATGTTCTCCTATAATTTTGGTTGTAGTTTTCTCATTTCAATTAGAGTATCTAAACTCTGTCCTGCCATTTGATAAAAGCCTTCGATGTTATCTGACAACATATTGTTGGCATAAATATCTGTTGACTCATACCATGTTTCTTGGTCTGGCATTGTAACTAACCTATAGTTATTAAAGTTAGGAACAAACCCCATGTAAGCTATGATAGTATTTTCCGACCCATACTCTCCGGTTTCTTCTTGTTTAGACACAACATCATCTTGAGCAGCTTGTAAGTTCTGAGCTATGACATTGGCTACAGTTTGTTCTGTCTCTGTAGTTGATGCATCTGTTGAGACTGATACATCTATTTGACTTTGTAAAGTTTGCGTGGGTGTTACACTAACAACAACGTTTGCTGTCTCGGCTGTATCAACTGTTTCAACCTCAACACTTGCAGAGCTTGTAGAGTTACTAACACTAAAGCTAGTACTCATGTCTAACACTTGATTGTTTTGTGCAGTAGAAGATGCAAACTGTTCTGACATACTAGGTGAATTACTTGTACTCATACCACCACTAGAACTAGACGATGATACGCTAGAAGCTCCTGCCGTGCCACCTGTAGAGTGTATAGAATTGCCTGACGTTGTGCCACTAACACTAGCTTGGGCTGTGTTTAAAGTAGAGGACACAACGTTCAGTGCCATTTCCCTACTAATTGAACTCTTCCCTTCTACTGATACTACAAGTTCTTCTTCTTGTAATTCTTCCATTCTTTCTTCTTCTACTTCAGCTATACGTTCTTCTTCCATTTCCTCACGCATCTCTTCTATTTCTTCAAACACTTCTTCTACAGCTTCCTCTTCAAAGACTTCTTCAATGTGTTCTTCCTCCGGCTCTTCTGCATACGCAAGTTCTTCTTCCATCCTTGTCTCTTCCTCAAACCATTCCTCCAGTTCTTCAACAGTTTCTAATTCTATAAATGTGTTTGGTTCTGCGTAGTCTTCAACAAGAAATGTTTCTTGAAATAAAAACTCATCTAGTAAAAGTTCTTCTGGGTGGTGTTGCATTTGTTCTTGCTCCATATCCCACACATCCATCATTACATCAACATCATCATATGAAGTCATGGGTGTTGTATCCCACTCAACAAATCCCTCATTATTAAATTCTACTTCTGTTCCAAACCAATCATCTACTTGTTCTTGTCCAAACTGGTCAACATCTAAGGCATACCAATCAGCATCAGTAAAATCAGAACAGTTGTTTTCGTAGCAAGGGTCGCTTGGGTCTAGCCATTCATCGTACTCTTCGTCATACCACATATCTTCTTCTTGGTATCCATAGTCTTCCTCTTCTTCATAGTAAGCTACAGAGTCTTCTTGTCTGTAACCCTGACAGAACGGACCATATTGAGAGTCTAAGTTGCATTGAAAATCGTCATAAGCTTCCCAATAGTAAGGGCATGACTCAGCATAAAGCTGGTCTATATCGCATTGTTGAGTCTGATAAGCTGCTGCGTAGCCTGAACAACTAGCGTCGTTTAAAGGGTTGCTACAATCTGTAGCGTTGCCAGTACCCACGCCATATAAAGACCCACCATTTTCTAAATTAGTATTTTTATCAGAGTTATTCCAGTCGTAGTTGTAACAGCTAGAGCCATTAGTTGAACCTGTATTACATTCATCATGGTAATAATATTGATAAACTTGTGAGCTACCACTACCAATTTCTCCTATAAGTACATCGTGATTAATTACATCTAAACCACCATATCTAAATTCAAAGTTGTCGTTGGTCCAAAGAATAACTTCAAAGCTATTATCAGAACCACTGCGATTGTACTCTCTCATATCATACCAACCAAAGACTGTCTTATCACTAAAGCTTTTAGCTAACATACTAGAGGCGTTGTCTCGTATGAGGTCAGTCCAAAAAGGTAACATAGTATAAGTATACTGATTAGCTAGAGGGTCTGGTGTGTAATCGTTACAGTAAGCTCCAGAGGTTTTAAAGTGTAAACAACCATTGGTAGCCATTCTTGCTTGTGTAAAGCCTGAACCATAAAAATCAAATGTGAAGCCTAGATTAAATGCACTAGAAACTTGGTCATCTCCTGCATTTAAGTTGGTTGTGCCTGTTTGGTTTGTTAGGTCAAATAAAGACTGATTGGCTTCATAGATGTATGTTGCTGATAGATTACTTGTTAGTAATAAACAACATATTATTTTAAACCAGCTATACATTCTTTTTTAAGTTGAGTATTTGAATGCCACACTCTTTTGCATTTTGCAGCTTCTTCTTTGTACCATACTTTGTAGTCTGGTCTATCTGTTTTGTTTTCCAACCACGAAGCTGTTGCTTCTTTCCCAATTTTACCTTTATAAGGGCAGGGAGTACCAGCCATTTCCATAGCAACAAAGACTCTAGGGTCTTGGCAAAGAATAGACACTGAGGCTACCTTCATGCCGGTGTCATAGAGATATTTTGAGAGCTTTAATCTTTCACAGTTCTCGTCTTTTACTGTAGCACCTGTAGAAAAACCAAACACTTGTCCTTGAAAAGCTCCTGAACGTCCTACTGTACATAGGTCTTGGGAGTATGACATAATGCTGGGTGCTATAGCAGAAGCAGGAGGTGCTTCGCTTTTCACATTCTGATTAATTGTTTGGGTAGAGTTAGACTGATTAATATTTCTATTGGTATTATCAGATGTGTTGTTGTTGTTGTTAGTATTAGTATTATCTGTAGTTACATTAGAGTCTGAAGTAGACTGATTGACATTTGTATTACTGTTTGTATTTGTATTATTACTAGTAGAATTACTGGTGTTGTTTACGTTTTGATTAACTGTAGAGTTTACAGTAGAGTTAGATGTAGACGTAGAAGTATTTACGTTGTTATTATTATTTGTATTTGTAGAAATGTTGTTTGATGTCGAGGTATTAACGTTGTTGTTAGTAGAAGTATTTACGTTGTTATTATTATTAGTTGACGTATTGGTATTCGTATTAACATTAGTGTTAGTATTAGTATTGTTGTTTGTATTACTATTGGTGTTGGTGTTAGTATTAGTATTATTATTAGTGTTGTTATTAGTGTTTGTATTAGTTGTAACTGTAGTATTAATAGTAGTTAAACCATTGTCTTCGCAATACTGAGTGCCTGAAGTACAATCTCCTGTCTGGTCTGCACTTAATCCAAATGAAACTGCTAACATTCCCAATACAATTAAAGGTCCAAAAAAATTTTGATTTAATGTACGCCTTGTCACGTCTTCTCCTATTTAGTTTTTGATGTTGAAGTGTATAACCCAAACCACGCAGCTCCGGCTCCGACTACTACTGATATGAATCCTGATTGTTCCATTGTTGGGTCAGTAATATCCATGAACCAAAATGTAGTATAGTATAATAAGAACATGTACACGCTTAAGAAAGCACGAGGTATAATCCTCCAACTATCTACAGCCTGTGCTACAAAGATTAATTTTTGATAAGGGTTATTGTTCTTGATATCCTCTAACTCTCTTATCCTATCTTTTAGTGCTGACTTCTCTTGTAGCAACTCCATAAACTTATTAAGGTCTATCTCCACCTCATTTCTGTCCATGTCGCCACTAAAGCCACCCATCGGATTCTGTTGCATAATGCCCTCTATTATTTTTTAACTAAACTACCACCAAAGTACATACCAATAATGGCAGATACAAGGTTAGTATCTAGTTGTGTTATTACCAAGCCTTGAAAAGTTACCCATTCAAATACTTCTCTACCGTCTGTAAAGAATAAAAAGCCCGGATGAAACAGTGTATATCCTACTGTTACATCAACATCTGGATAATATACTGCTACCAGTTTAGGTAGTATAACGATTGCAAAGACAGATGATAGAGCAATGATACGTCTTGTCCACTGAAATCCTTTGTCTTGTACGTTACGTGCAGACTCTACAGCTTTGAGTTGAAACTCGCCACGAGTAATCAACATCTTCTGCTCATCTTGTTTAGCCTTCATCTTCTGAGACCATAGGCTTAGTACACTACTGAGCAGTGTGGAGCCTAGCATAGTTATAATTTCAAAGGGGAACATATTAAATATCTAAAGTTAAAGTTGATTCTATTAATTCATTTACTGAAGTTATTACGTATTCAGGAATTTCTGTATTAAATACGCCAGACTCAGAATGATTTGTTTGCATATACAACTCAATTAATTTTTCATAAATTGGTCTAAACTCTTCTGGTTTAATCCACGCTTTATCACAAGACGACCTAGCTTTACAATCTATATGCCATGCTTTTTCTAATTGAGCTTCGGTGTATAACAACATTATTTATTTCCAAAGTATTGATTATGTACATCTGTTACTAAGTTAACATAATCATCATTAGTAGCATAGTTTGCATTTTTTAATTCTTGAATATATTGAGGACCTGTAGGAGCTTTTAAAGCTTTGTCGTATCTAGGCTCTCCAGCAGCGTTTACTCCTGTTCTTAAAAAAGTATCATACCCTTGTAAACTTTCGTCTACAGAAGTAAATTCTCTAAAGTTTGCCATTTCAGGCTCTAGTCCAGTTGTTTGTTGTTCTTTAGTTGGCATCATTTTAGCTGGTCCTTCTTCGCCTTTTCTTAATTTAATACCCAATATATTATTTAGTTCTTGTGCTATTGGACTTGCCCCATATCTGCTTTCAGCAGCAGCTTGAGAAGCTACCCACTCTGGGTGTTTTAAACCTAAAGCTACTGCATTTTTATAAACCATCATTACAAATTTAGCTTTGCCATCTCCTTTGTTTGCAAGGTAATCTAGCTTGTGTATTCCTGTACCTATCCCAGTTTCTTCATCTATTATCTCTGCTCCTCTTTCCATGTCGAAACGAAATACTTTGTCCTCTGCTAACTTTTTTAAACTTCTTACAATTCTACTACCTAAATTACTATCTGCAACCTCTTGTCCTTTTTTATATTTTTTTCTAGGGCTGTTTCTTTTTAGTTCTTCCATTGACATTACGCCTTGACTTAAAATATCACCACTTGCTACTGATTGCATTTCAGCTATTTGTTCAACCTCGTCTGATAAAGCAACAAAATTATCTATCTCTCCCCCAACAGCAAGACCTAGTCTTTTTTTATTATAAGATTTTGGAGCAAAGGGGTCAACTCTACCCCCTTCTTGTTTTCCAGCTCTCTTTTCAAGGTCTGATAATGTTGAATATGTTGATTCATCAGGAGCAATATAATTCATTCTAGTAGGTGCTGCTGCTGGTGTTTGGGCAACCTCCGGTTCAACCGGATTTGGTAGGGGGGGCTTCCATATATGTCTACCTATATTCTTTTGAGGCTGTTTCGACATGTCTTTCATATCTGTCCAAAACTTGTCCCCTGTATGTTCTTTTCTTAGACCTATACTTACGTTTGTAGGTGCTAGCTCTCCTAGATGCTTTTTTTGAGGTTTTGGGTCTCCAAGAAGGGCTCTTGTAAGTTCTGTGCTGCCCTTTGTAAGTTTTTTAAAATATCCCATATTAATCTTTTGTTTTTCTATCTTTAAAACCAAACCTATCCATTTGTTCTTGGTAAGGTTCACCAGTGTAAGGATTAACTCTATCAGCAGGGTCTTGTTTAACATCTGAAACTGGAAAGTCTTTTGAAATTACTCCGCCTTCAACTTTACCTGTTCTTTTAGAAGAATAAATTCGTTGAGCATTGTCTAGTTGTTCATAAATCTTATCTAGTTTTTTTTGTGTTTCTTCATACGCTTTTTCTGAAGGATTAGATTGATAGTCTTTCATAATTTTAAAATAATCTCTACGGGCTTGACTATAAATTTCTCTAAAATTTGAATCTTGAATTCTTAATAATTTAGCCATGTCTACAGGAGTTAGTTTAAAACCAAACGAACTCATAACTGCTTCAAAATTAGAATACTCTGGTCCGTAGTCTTTTGTTTTCTTTTCAAAGGCTTCTCTAATTCTTTTAGAACTATAAGATTCATATTTTTCAGGAAATATATAAGGAGCAGGTATATTAGGATTTAACTTAGCTAAAACGTGTGTCATTTTAATTATTTCATCATTACCCATTCCTAAATTTTTTAATTTTTCATGCGTAAACGAGTCTACTCCAAACATCATAGGGGTTAATACTTCTCCAGCTATACCAAAGTTTGGATTTAAAGCTGAAGGAGTTCTTAAAAATTTTTGTTGTCCTGTAATTGCTTTTGAAAAAGGAACAGGAATAGGTAACGGGATACCTTTATCTCCCATAGTAAATATATCACCACCGGGAATAAAACGAGTTGTATCTATATACACTGGTATATCTTTATCTCTACCTGAACCAAAAGGAGTTTTAATAGTTGTGCCCGGCATAAAAGGAACACCAAACATTTTTTGTTTATATCTAGGGTCTAATAAACGCTTCTCTGCTTCAGAGTCACCTACGCCATATTTATTACCTAGTTCATTTGCAGTGTATCCTAAAGCTGCCCACTTAGCAAACTTCCAAGGTCTTTTTGCTGCTGTTTCAGCAAGCAAAGGAACTACTCTGTATGTATAACTAAGAAAAGGAGTTGCTGTATTCTTTAAAAAGTTAATAGCAGGAGCATTAATATCATAATCAATAAACCATTTTTTAGCATCAGCAGCTGCGTCAGCTCGAGATGCTCCTTTACTTAATCTATCCATGTATAAAGCCATTCTAAAAACTTGGTCTTCTGCTTGATAAAAATCTTCCATTTTTCTGAAAGTTGCATCATAAGCTTTTGTAAAAAAACCTCCCAGTTTTTTAGAATAATTTATAGAACCATGTAATTCGTTTCTTCCTTTAACGGATAATTCTCTTGAAGCTTTTTCAAGAGCTCCCATTGTTTGGTCATTTAATTCTCTTGATAAAATATCAGAGTCTAATACTCCATCTTCTCTAGCCATTCTATAAATAATTGCATCAGTTCTTTGGTCTAATCCTTTTTTAAGTTCTGCTGCTCCCCTAGAAATATATTTATAAGCACCGTCTGCGTGGTCATACATCATAACATTAGACATTGTATTGTTTGTATGTACTGTAGGATTCCATGCAGTTTTAGATTTTTTCCAAGTTCTCATTGCAGTAAGATATTTACTACCAATAAGTTTTGTAAAATCATTTCTTGTTGTAGGAATTAATCTAGTAATATCATTATACACAGCTTCAGGTACATACATTCCTTTAAGATTTCCATACTCATAAATTTCATGAGCTTTACCTTTGTATCTAGATGATGCAGGTACTAGTTTCCATGCGTTTTCAACTAATTCTCCAGCAGCTGCTCCTTTTAAAAAGTCTTCT